TGTCGTTTCCTCTTCTGGTTTTTTCTCTTCTGGTTCCGTTTCTTCATCCTCATTATCCTCTTCATCAACTTGTTTATCTTCACCTTCAAATCCTTCATATATAATAGTATTTGCTTCAGGTACATCTAATGGTTTGAATCCCATTTCTCTTCTCATCTCATTGATAGTTAATGGTTTATATTTTGAAGATCTAAATCCTCTTATGAAGTTGCCCATCCATTTTGCCTTCATTGCTTCATCTTCATCAGTTATTCCTCTGAACTTAATAGAAACAATATCTGGGTCATATCCTTCTGATTCTAATACTTTATTGAATAGTTGTTCTTCAACTATCTTTGCTAGTCTCATTTGAAATGATTTGATCATTCTTTCGTATAGTAAAGCTTTTACTTTACTAGTTGCTTCTGTTCCACCAGTACCTAAACCAAGTGCCTCTTCTGGACAAAGTAATCCTATAACAACTTTTGATTGAAAGTATTTAAAGTATTGCTCTACACCAGGTACACCACTTTCATCTATAGTACTGACTTTTACATTCCATGGAACAATTAATTCATTTTTCTCGTCTATGTCTTCTACTTCTTTCTCTATTTTTTCTAATACCTCTATTGGAGGTATTTGACCATCTTTTTCTGTACCTACTGTAAATACAGTTTTAGTTGTACCATGTCTTATTGTAGCATTTGATATAGACTGGTCACTTCTTATCATTCTGTCTATGGCTTCTTTGTTTGGTTCTATAATGGATATCCCATATTGCTCTGTTGGATCAGAAAATAATTTTATATGGCATATTATTTCTTTCTTTATTTTCTTTGGTTCAGCCATACCCACTTTATGTAGATATCCTTGGACTATTCCATATTTGTCATCTTCTATTTCCATTGTCTTTGGATCTACATCTTTTAGTCTAGTAACAGAACCTTTTCTATTTGAAACTATTTCTATAAATGCATCACCTAGTACTAATGCATATACTGTATTACTTAATAGATGCTCGTCTAGATTTACTTTTCTACACCATGTCTCTATTAGTTTCCTAGCGTCTAAATTATCAGACTCTATATGGTAACCTACCATCACAGTATTATATGCTATAGAATTTATTGCAGCCCATACAGTTCCTTCTTTTCTATAATATTGCCAGTATGCATTTAGCATACCTTTATTACGACCAGAACCACCGAGTGCAAGTCCTTTTTTCTTTCCAGTTCTTACAACGGTCTGCGGCCTACCTTCATCATCAAGGTATTTAATTTTCTCTTTCTTAAATGGGTTAATCTTGCTAAGATAACCAGTTAAACCATTAGCCATATATATCTTCTCTATTTCTCTTCTTTTTTATTACCTTCAAGTAAAATCTCTATTGTAGAGACGTTTCTGACCTTTCCTGTTGATTTGTCAGTAAACTCTTCACTATTGATATGAATCTCTTCATATGGATTCACAAGTTGTCTTTTTAATATCTCAGATACATCGACTGTTGTTTTTATATTTGTGCCTCTACCATATAGTTTCACTCTACCAGTTTTACTTATTGACCACAAACCAGCAGTTATATAACTTGGTAAGGAACCATTTCCAATGTATACATTTTCATCATTAGTCATAATCGCATTCTCTTAAATTTTTCTTACATACGGATGGTTTCCTTTGGTTTTTACCATCCTAACTACATCATCCCAATTTATTTTTGCTACCCCATCGTCTGATGCTTGTATAGCAAAACACAATGAGTCTACAGTATCATCATGCATTCCTCTTGGAAAAGCAATCATCTCATCAGCTAGTATATCCAATGTTGGATTAATACTAACTCTATGAGTCTCAAGTAGTACAGCTAGCTTTTGTACTCTTGACATTTTATCATTAACCCATGAGGATTTTAATTGTAATATAGGTAAGTTAGTTCTTTCTTTCCAATCATCTGTTATTATTCTTTGAGTAGCATTAGATTCTATTCCTATCTTAATAGGGTTGTGTTTTATATTTAAGGATTCTATAATGTCTAATTGACGTGCCATAGAGACCTTGTCTCTTACACAATCGAGTACATAATAGTTTCCATTTCCATCTTTTGCTATGACAACACAACAGAAAAAATCTCCTTCTTCACTAGCAGAAGCTAAATCCACACCGATATATTTATTACAATCAGTTGGAATATTCATTGGGTTCCAATTTGCTATAGCATCTTGAACCCATTCTTCATCTATAGGAGAATCATCTGTTTGTCTTATTTCATTTTGGTATTGCATAGAGAATGCAACACCACCAATTTGATCATCCCTTAATCTTATTAAATCATCATAAGAGAATCTATCAGGCCAAAGAACTTCTTTCTTATCATGATCTATAATAGCTTGGTATTTTATAGTAGTAAAGTCTTCTTTTTGTGATAGAAAGTTATGCATGTCATCTGAGTGCCATCTGGTTTGGATATTAAATATCTTACCATTGGGCTCAAGCATTTCCATTATCTCAGTTCTATACCATTCTTTTAATTCTCGTCTTCTGTGAGCAGTTGCTGTATTCTTTCTATCACAAACATCGTCCAATATTATAAGATCGTAGTGAGAGGATATCTGTGAAGATGTTACTCCAAGAACCTGTAATGTTGGTTCCTTGTGTATTACTCCTCCACCTCGATTTTTAACCTTCAATTTATTTCTTGACCACAGAGGTGACTTTTGTTCACCAAATAGATCAATTATCTTTTCATTATATTCTAGATGGTGTCTTATGAAGGACATCATCTCTTCAGCTTTATTTTGGTTGACTGTAGTGATTAGTATCCTAATCTTAGGATTAATGAGGATCTTCCATATTATGTATGATTCTACAATTGTAGACTTTCCATGCCCTCTAGGAGCAAGGAGACATACATATCTGTTGTCTTCAAATATGTTGATCCACTCTTCATGAAAAGGTTCTACAGTCAAATTAAGTACCTCTTCCATGAATTTCTTGCAGTTAGTTGTATACTCCAATATTTTTATGTAATTATCAGTCATAGTAATTAAAATAAATAAACATTATAACATAATAGTTAATATATTAACTATGTTGGTATGATTACTCTTCACCGTCTTGATAGCCGGCTACGAAACCAAATATAGCCCCTAAGAATATAAGTATCTTGTCCCACATCAATTCAGGCACTGCACCCATATTCATAAAGATTGTCCCACCTATGAAGCCTAATGTTATTCCTAACAGGCCGCCTAGGAAGGCTTTTGGCAATTTTTCAAATAAAACTCCAAATTTCATTTCTATCCCTTTCTTTATTTATCACATATAATATACATACTATGAGTCTTCTATACGCCATTCTTATAGTTATCTACTAATGTATATATTGTATGTAATACGGCTAGAATTAAACCAGTATATGCTACTAACTCAAGAGGTACTTCTATTGCACCACTCTCTATGGCATTTATTAATGTTAGTAATCCACCAGCTATGAATGTCAAGAATAAGTCAAGAACAAATTTCTTGAAGGCATCTGACACATGAAACTCTGGCCCTGGTTTATACCATGGAATTGGTTGTTGTTTTTTAACCATTTTTCTCCTCCTTTAGATCTTCTAACTTCTCCTGTATGCGTTTCCTACATGCAGGACATAAGTCCCTTGAAATATCAAGAAGTAAATTCTTAATATTAATCTCCTTCTTATATATAATATTTTGCGTAGGTCTTATGATACGATTATCAGTAAACTCACGTAGGGAGACAAGATTCTTCCTATATTGATCATTTATCTTTTGCCAAGATGAAATTAGTTTACTTACTTCACCAGCTTTTAAATCACCACTTCTCAGCTCATCCATATATTTTTGGATTGTTTGTCTTGCTGATTCGGTATCTTGAATAGACTCTCTCATTTTGATATTGAATTGCTGTTGGATAAACTTGGTTGGATCCTTTACCTTGTCAAGTTCTTTTTCTACCATACTTTCATTATGACTATTCAAGAAGCGGTTTACAGACATAGCACTTATTTCATGCAATTCAGGTATGTCTGCATATTTGTTCGATATATGCTCCGCTATAGCATGATCGCTTTTCTTTTCGGTGTTCTTTAGATATAGAACTTCATCCTCTAAGTCCCACCTTGTTATTTTATTTTTCTTGGTCATACATACCACACTCTAATTAAAATTTATACCCTCCATACTCCCCGACATTCTTGTCGCTCCTGAAAATGCAATAGCGAGATCTCGAAAAAAGGCAGAGGATATATAGCTATATACCTTCTCTCATATATACATACGCAACCGTAAACATAGTTCTAGTATATAAAGTTTTCGGTCAAATGGCCCTATTTTTGGCTGCCAGGTGATTTGGTTGCCTTTTTTCTCTTTCCGTTACCCGGTACTGGGGGGACTTAGCGTCCCATAGGTATCTTTGTTGCCATAATCGGTATTTATGTTTTATTCCACCAAAAATTAACAAGCGTTAATTAGCCCAGATATATATGTAGATTATAAAATAATAATCATAATGAATATACATAACATTTGTTGCATATAATCTAATTTCAATTTAAATCCTGTTTTTAAGCCCATATAAGCATTTTAACCTTAACCTTAACCTTATTACCTAGACCAAAAGTTTTTGATTTTACTAGGATAGTAACAGTATATATAATTAGTTAATATAATCAGTTAATTGATACACAAATTTCATATTAACCATATATTACACATATTGCCGTAATATTCATATAACCATTATTACATAACGCCGTTAAATAAATCGAAACTTATATAAAGAAATACCGCCATATAAGGAGTGGAGTTATGAAATATGAAAAACATCAAACAACAACAAAAATCAAAGGCTGTTGAAATAGAAAAAACCATATACCAAGAGTTTTTAGAGAACATCGATTATTTATGTGATGTTCAATTAAACTTTATATATCCTAGAGTACATAATAAAGAAGATTACCCAATTGGTACCAATTGGGATAAACTAATATTAGAATCAAAAACAGGCGCTGAAAAAGTTTTATACGCTCTTGCTTCAATTGACATTGAACTAAGGACAATTGACATGAAAAATAAAAATAACCTATCCGCTTTATATGTAAGAAAAGATAATAGGATAGGATTAAGATTAGCCAATTCAACAGATACAACCAAAATAAAACAGTTTACAACTGTTGAACATGTTATTGCATTTATTAATGAAATAGAAAAATCAAAAAAGTTTTCAAAAAAAGCAAAACGTCAAGCCTTAAAACACAGCGTAAGATTTCATGGACATCATGTCAATGAAATAAATAATGATGATAGATTCTCAAACGTGCAATTAAAAATTGACTTAAAACATCAAGCGCATCATAAACCAAAACCAAAACCAAAACAAGATTCTTACACATACATAAATAAGAAGGCTGAAAAGCCTTCTATACCAGCAGTAGTAAAAAGCCTAGAAAAAAACAAACAAATGAAAAAATATAACAAGAGGTTATAAAAATGACTAAAGTATTAAAGAAAAAAACCTTTCCTACAAGGAGAGGCGCTATAAATTTTGCCAAGACTAAGGCTGAGGCAAAACTCCCATATTGGGATATGGCAATAATACCAGATAAAAAAGGTAGGCTTGTTGAGGTAAAAGTATTCGTAGTCGAATACATAGGTAGGCAATAATCAAGCCTATCTATTCTTTTTTTAATATTACTAATTATATTATTTGCGGAAAGGTTGGGGTTCCGCATAATATTCTATCATTAATATTTTAATCCAGATATAATATTCATACTAGATATGGCATTCCGCATATTATCTATAATCTAGAATATAAATACCTACTGACTAATATTCCAGGCGTAATTAAATGGATCCAAAAAATATGCAATAAAAAAAGAAAAAAATTATGAATGGCCTGGATCTTTATTAAGATCTCCTGGGCCGATGCTTTCAATATATGGATCCGATAAGGCTTTGTGGATCCAGTATTTAGGTATTAGGCAATAGTCGCCTGTATGGAATGTTATACCTAATAGATCGCCTTCGTTAGATATCATTATAGGCTTCTGCTGTTGCATTATTGAATCACCCCAACCGCAACACTTAAGCTATCATATAGGCGTTCTAATAGCATAATATGATAGTGTAGAGTATCTCTTACTATAACTAACTCACATCGTTCTTTATCCATACTCACATCGCTTTGGATCTCGGTTATATATTGTTGTAACAATAGGAGATCTCTTACGTCAGCTTCTATCTTTATTTCAACCACTTTTTTTTCTGCCATACTATCATGTAACAGGTACTAGTACTTAAGTCTTTCTATTTATTCAGATCCAGGATCTATTATATCGGATCTACTAGATATATAGCGGAATACTATTGATCATACGCATACGCGTATTGATCTTACGTATTGACTTATCTTACGATTTATTGTTTCCCATTACTCCAAGATCATTATAGTAGGCCCAGGCCCAGGCCCAGGATCTCGCCTCCGATTTTTATCGGCCTATTAATATATTAATGGCCCAATATTTGATAATACCGAAAGCTTTATATACCCCCCAGCCTATATAGTATTGGACCCAGAGAGGAGGTGGCCCCCCAGTCGATCTCTATTTTTATCCCCCGACTAATATATTAATCCCAAGATAATATCCCAGGCCCCGATTTTTATTCTCATTCTAATATATTAATCTAGAGATATTAATAGCCCCGTTCCGCATTTTATTCCCAGATTAATATTTTAATCGCCATATATATTAAGGAACTATATATCTAGACTATTATATATAAATCTCAAAATAAAACAAAAAATGATGAATTGAATAAAAACGAAACATTTATATACTTAAACCGCATACTATATATTGAGGAATACAAATATGGAATATAAAAAAATAGGAAATTCAGAAGCTATAACCGATATAGCTTTAGAAGTTAGAAATTATCCAGACCAATATCTAGATTATGAGTATAAAGAATCTAAAGATATAACAACAGATATATGTAACTTAATTAAAGCTTCAGTTAAGTATAAGTTATTCTTTAGAGTAACAGCCCCAAAATCAAAGAAGCAGACCGCTTATATAGACCTAGATAATAGAGTTAAACTATTAACAGAGAATAACAATAATACAAAAGGTAATTCTCAAATACAACTATCTAGATTAAAGTATATAATAGCTTATGGTCAGAAGCATTTATCTATCCTAGCTATTATAAGAATACTTAATTGCAGAAGCAGAATCAAGTTAATAGATATAGACCATTGGGATAATAATACATTAAATAATCTATTATCCAACTTAAGAAGCAGACCACATACAATTAATATATCTAGTCATTATGACCACCTAAAGAGATTAGCAGATAAGAATCTAGTCTACAAAGCTAAAGAATACGCCAAAGATAAAGATGTAGAATACATATTACCTTTTGTATTCTAATCATATCTTTTTTTATTTATCATTAATCTAGAGAATAGCTATTCCGCATTATATTTCAATATCAATATATTAATCCAGCTATATTAAGCGGAACCGACCTACCTAAAATAAATAAAAAATAAAAAATAAAAAAGAGAATTAAGATTAAACTTTGCTTAGAATATTCTTAGCTATAACCTGCATACTCATTGGCGGTGCATCTATTGTACCTTTACCTTTCAAATAGACGATTCCACATACAACAACCGCTCTTTTAAATCCAATTCTTCTTAATAGCATCTGCATCATTTCATCATCATCTGAATCTGTTGATTCTGCTGTTGCTAGCTTCTCCAATAACTCAAGACCATTCATATTTTTTATCACCATATATAGAATAGATTACTAGTATATAAACTTTGCTATTGGCATTCCGCTTATTATTCTCACATTAGAATATTAATAGTCAGATACAATGCGGAACTAGAAACTGGTCAGTCTACCAGTTCCTGACCTCTCGACAAAAAGAACAGAGGATTTCACCGCTTCCGCCCTCGTCAATGTAACGCCCACAAACCGCACAGTTTATTTTCAATTCTATTCCCCCCCTCTGTCGATTCTCATTCCGTCAGCGTCTACGCCTGACCCATAAATATAATTATACATTTCTGAATCCATTTCTTCTGCCTCAATTCCTATCATTTCTTCTTCCATACTTCTCTACCTCTATATATAGTATGTGTTACCAGTATATAAGTCTTTCGGTTCCTATTCCGCTTTATATTCTAGACTTAATATATTAATCCAACTATACTATGAGGAACTGGATAGAAAGAAAATGGGAAGGTAAAAACCCCACTACAGAGTGAAAAACCCTTCCCAGAACATGAATGAAGCTGTTATCGAATAATCCTAATTCCATTCTCTACACCTATCTACTAAAGCTCTACCACAAGAGCAGTGCATTCCACCTTCACCTGACTTCTTTACCAAGTCGGTAAGTTTGTTCCTTGCCTTACATATACTACATGTTATTGTTATCATATTCTTTTACCTCTAATACTATAATGTATTATATGTATATAAACCTTTCGGTCCTCATTCCTCTTATTATATACTTATTATTATTTATGTAGAGAGATATTATACGGAACAGAGTGGCGAGGGGAGTGCCCTATTGTCCTCCTCCCATCGTCATGGGTGAGGCGAGGCTCGTCAGCCTCCTCCGTCCTCCAGCATTTACTGGTGCTCGGACATGTGAGCTACCCCGCCTTATTATAGTATAGAGTATAAGTATATAAGGTTTTCGGTACCAGTTCCGCCTTTTATCGTAGAATGTAGATTTTAATGCCAATAGCCTATACTATTCGCCTTCAACTATACCTTTTAGGCCATTATGGTATATATATAGGATTTGAGTATTTAAATGATTTCCTATATGTATACCCGATATTGGCTAGTCAGAAACTGAGTTCCGCTTTTTATCCCCAATGGCCGATATTAATACTCTACATTAGATAGTATGGGGTTATTCTTCCCCATTATATCTATTGTCTGGCGAAACTATTTCATTCATAAGACCTATTAAGGTATCTCTACGACCTTTGAACCACTCTGTCTGCAACTCATCTAAGTCATAAGACTTTAGATATTTATTTGTTCTCTCTAACCTGCGTTCTATCATACTTATTATTTTTGTATCTTTCATTTTATTACCTCTATTTATTATATATGCTACCTACTATATAAGTGTTTTGGTTGACGTTCCGCATATTATTGGCCGACTTATATTTAATTGGCCAGATATTAATTGTGCCATTCCGCTTTTTATCCCAACTTCAGAATATTAATACCCACCAACTTATTGTTATATCGCACATAATATAAAAAAAGAAAAAGAAAAATGATTTATTGAAATGCTAAATCATTAATCATATGATTAGGTTGTGGGAATAGTGCTTCCATAACGTTTTTATGTACTATTACTGCTAACTCGTCTTTGGTGAATTGTTTTTGTATCAATGGTAATATTAACTTACCACTTATCATATTGTTATTGTCTTGTGCAACTTTGGATATATCTTTGTGTAGTAATTTTATCTTGTTGTCTACTGACTTTGCTATTCTTTTATACTCCTCGAAGTTCATATCTTATTACCTCCATTTCATTTCTATATTAGACATCGACTACCTAGTATATATACTTTGTGGTATTCGTTCCGCTTTTTATTCTCTGCCGAGAATATTAATATTCCAGATAGATAGTTCCGCATTTTATTTCACAACCCAAATATAAATACCCACTATCCTATTTTTATTTATATAAAACTAAAAAAATAAAAGAGAATAGAATTATTTGTTTAATTCTATCCAGTCTTTAATCTGGTGCCAAGTATGATTAAATGCATATTGCATTATTTACCACCTTTTAATTGGTTAATTTGTTTTTGTAATTGTGCTAACGCTTTAACGACATCGGATTGATTGTTATCTGGTGCTGTGTTATCTGCTGTTGCTGTGTTATCCCAGTTTAGTTTAGTTAATTTCTCTGCAATATCATTAACAATATTTTTACTGATGTTAACGCTATTACGCCCACACTTGTAATTGATGAACTCTGAACCATTGTTAACCATTGCTCTGATTGTATGTATTCTAGTTTTTTTACTGCCATTGGTTGTTGTGTATTGCTCTTTAACTTCGATTGTATCTATTACTTTACTATTCATATTCATATACCTCCTTTCATTTCTATTATTATATATGCTAGACTAGTATATATAGTTTGTGGTTACCATTCCGCTTTTTATATTTTGTTTCAGATAATACTATTTTTTGGATAATATAGAATGATATACTTATATACTATACTACTTATAATGTATAGTTTTGTCATGTAGTACAATACAAACCATTCCGCATTTTATATTCAACCGCAGATAATAATCCATTCCGCTTTTTATTTCCCATCTAATATATTAATACCTATATACTATACGGAATCCACCTAAATAAGAAAGAAAAAAGAGAATAAAACCTACTGAATAGATTTTATCCAAGATTTAATATCCGTCCAGGTACAAGGTAGTGCATACTGCATTACTTCCCACCTTTCAGGCTATTTATCTGCTTCTGTAGTTGTGCAAGTGCTTTGACTATATCACTATCGTTGTTGTTATCTTTGGCTTCTGGTGTGGCTTCCCAAGATAATTTTTGTATGGCTTCGATTACATCATTTACTATAGTCTTTGATATATTTACAGAATTGCGACCACATTTATAGTTGACGAATTGACTTCCGTTGTTATCCATACTTCGAATAGTATGTACTCTTGTTTTTTTACTTCCGTTGATAGTGTAGGCTTCCTTGACTTCTATACTACAGATAGTTTTACTTCCTATTATATCACCTCTAATCTAGATATATACTATAGACTATATATAGTTTTTGGAGGCCATTCCGCATTTTATTTTGACTTGAGAATATTAATCCTTCTTCCGCATTTTATCCATTCCGCATTATATATTATTATGTAGATAATAATGGCGTTCCGCTTTATATTTTGGTTTGGGGATATTAATGACTTCCGCTTTTTATTTGACTTGCCGAATAATAATTCTAGTATAGTATATAGACTAGCATACATACATAACTAAAAGGCATTCTAGAATATGGGCTTAAATTACATATAGTCTAGGTGGCTACAATAAATAAAAGGCATCTATAATATAGTGAATAGAAATAGTATAGTGGGAAAGGTGTGGGTAGAAAAGACTTATATATAAATAACTAAGTCCTATCCCAAAAACAACCTGCTAATCTAATTACTATATTAATACTAGTCTACTCCTGTTGCCACGATAAGATACTAGTATAATTCTATATAAGGAGAGTGTGCTACAAATTAGGTTTTTGGTGTTACGCTTTCCGTTATAGATTAGTGCCACTATCTTATTCTATTTCTATTCTAAAACCACCGAAACATTTAAATACCATCAGTTGCATAATAAGAATGGTGATACAAAATGTCTAGTAATAAGAAAGTAGATATAAAGGCAAGTGATAACACTATCTATGATAGTAGTGAAATAGAACATAAGATGACTTGTGATAGTTGTCATAAGTTATATAGTATAGGAGAGTTAAACCTATATAAAGATAGATATGATGTAGTGCTATTTGCACTATGTAAGGAGTGTGATAACTAATGAATGAATTAGGTATATTAGATAAGGAAGAAAGGCTAGAGTTAGAGAATAACATTAATGCTATCTATGATACTATACTAGATAGTAAAACTAAAGTAGAAGAAAGTTTGCTTAAAGTATTGAGTAAACTAGGTATTCTCTATATAGAAAAGACTTGTAGTAAGTGTGGTAAAAAGTATATACCTTTACTAGGTAGATACACAACTTGGGAATATGAAGGCAACTATACTACTGATACATTAAGTAAGAAATGCTTTGCTTGTGTAGATAGTAAAGTAATGAAATATGCTATAAGGCAACAGAAAGAATTAGATGACTACAACTATGCTGACTTTAAGAAATATGGGTATAACTATATAGGTGAATATCCAATACTTAAGATAGAATTGGGGGAATAGAGATATGAATATATTAGAGAACATCAGAAATAGTGATGTATATATAAAGCAGGTAAAATATCTAGAGAATAAAGGAATAGAATTTGCTATACTAAA